CCATATTCCATTCTTCAATTTCATGAGATAAATCATTCAATCCTCTAACTGCATCAATAAGAGCCCAATCTTTCTTTTCTATAATTCTATTCCAATATTCGGATGGTTTCCAAACTTGTCCAATTAAAATTTCGAAATGATGATGGATTATATTATGAACTTCCATTGGATAATCTTCGGTAATTCTATCTGATTCGATAATATGATAATCAAACCAATCAGAATTATTTATTACATCTACACATCTTTTAAGCTTTTCGATTAAAATTTTTGGATGTCTAGTAGGTAGTTTAAATGCTGCCCAACGAGTTTCTAATTTCCATGTTGAATCTTCTAAAAGTTTCTTCAACATATCAAACCATAATTCCGCAATAGGATGAGATTGAACTTCAAAATTAATAGAGTATTCGGATTCTAATATTTTATTTTCATTAAACTTACCGAAATCTATTCTAAATCTTTTTTTCATAAACTATCTTTTGTATAACATTATATGTATAATTATATATATTATCTATATGGAAAATAAACCTTTTTACGAATTCGATTTATCCAAAGAAGACTCATTATCAGAAGAATTAGAAAGATTATATGATTTTTCTCATAATTTAGAAAATTATAAAACAGTTGTTTATAGAGGGTATGACGAAGAATATAAAAAAGGATTCAAAATTTTTAATTCATATTCAGAAGCTAAATCTCAATTAAATTACTTAATAAACGATTGGAAAGCAAAAAATAATCAAAAACAAGTATCACAGGTTAATTTGAGTGGTAATAGAGCTAATTGGGAAAATTACCCAAACATATACAATTGGATTAAAAAGAAAACATTGGAATTATATGGAGATGATATTATTATAACAAAATTTGAAAATAGCGGAAGAGCTGCGATTCGTAAAATATATATAGATACTCCTTTATTAACCATATATTCTAAAGATTGTTTATTAACTCCTCATAGAGATGGTACAATGAAAATGCCTGGAATGGATTTTATAAAACCCGCTAATCTTTTATTATATCTTAACAAAGACTATAAAGAAGAATGGGGAGGTTGTTTTGTAGTAGAGGGTAAAGATGTAGTAGTACCAACATTTGGTAAATTAGTATTTCTTAATTTTAAAGGAGGATTAGATCCACAACATGAAATTAATCCGGTATTAGAAGATGTTAATAGAGTAGCATTGTTATTTAACACAACTTATAAAATTAGAGATAGAGAAATTTGGAATTTTGAATAATTTTTCATAAATTAGGTTATGATTTTCCGCATTACACATATTAGTGATACTCACAATAAACACAAACACTTAAATGGTAAACTACCAGGTGGTGATTTACTTATTCATAGTGGTGATATATCTTCATTAGGTAGAAAGCACGAAGTTGAAGATTTTATTAAATGGTTTAATGGAATCGAAGGATATACTAATAAAGTATTTATCGCAGGTAATCATGATATGAGTTTTGATAAAGAAGTTTTACTAAGAAACAAATTAGATTATTTTGATGGTGGAAGAAACAATTGGGATACTCCTTGTGCAGATGGTAAGCCCGAATGGTTGGTTGATTTATTAGCAACCGGTCTTAAACCTAATGTATTCTATTTAGAAAACTCATTTGTGGAAATTGACCAAATCAAAATATGGGGTTCTCCTTATTCTGCTACTTTTGGGTACAATTGGGCATTTAATGTGGATAGGGGATATGATTCTGCTCAATTGTGGAAAAAAATACCAGAAGATACCGATATTGTAATTACTCACGGTCCAATTTATGGATATGGGGATATGACGGCTAATACTTATCAAAATGTAGGATGTGAAGATTTATATCGTAGATTAAAAGAATTGAGAACTCCTTTACACTTTGCCGGTCACATACACGAAGCATATGGATATAATCAAACAATTTGGGATGGGTATTCATTTAATGGGTGTACTTGTAATTTAAGGTATGAAGCCCTTAATAACCCTATTACTTTTGATTATAATTTTTCAACAAAAGAGTTAGAATTTGTATAACTCATTGATTTTCAATACAATATTTAGTGAAAATAATTGATAAAAAGTTTGGAAAATCCAAACTTTTTTCATATCTTTACTATGTAATAAAAGATAACAATATGAGAACAATGAACGAAAAATCCTTAAGTTATTTAAAAGGAAATCCAAAAGTTGCTGAATTTTTAAACAAAGTAAATAAAGAACGAAAAGAATATTACGAAAAAATTAACTTAAGTTCAGAACCTGAATTGGTTATGGAGGTTGGTAATAAATTCCTTCGTTTATGGAGTGGTAGTTCTTGTTGGGGATTTATTAGTAGAGTGGATGGTGATTTAAAAGGTGCGCCGATTAAGAAAGGTGATTTATTAAAACCGGCAACTTGGAAAGCTCCAGCAAAGCATGCGAGAGGTAACATAATTGATGGAACTGCTCGTTATAGTGTTTATGGACCTGAATATTTGTTTTAAACTTTAAAATATAAAATTATGAGAAACGGATTAGATATTTCGACATTAAAAAAGATTGAAGAAGAGTTTGGTGATTTTGATATCAAACAAGTTTGGGGTGGTTCAAATGATGTATATTTTCGATTTGGATATTGGAGACAGATTAATGTTGCTAAATTAAATGAACTATTAGGTAATCTCAATGAAGCGGTTGAAGATTCTGATTATGATGATGATTGTGGTTATCAATTTATGTATAGATTAAAATAAACTAAGTAGTAATGGAAAAAAAGATATTATGGATTGATATGGATGGTGTGTTGGTTGATTTTGCTAAGCATGTAAATGAAACGATTAAATCAAATCCATTTTTAAAAGAAAATTATAAAGGTAGATATGACCATATACCTGGCATATTTCGAAATCCTCCTCCATTTGATGGGGCAATTGAGGCAATTAAAAAATTAGAAGAAAGTGGTAAATATGAATTGTATATAGCTACGGCAGCACCTTGGGGAAATCCAATGGCTGCTATGGAGAAACGATTTTGGATTGAAGAACACTTCGGTAGATTGTTTCATAAAAAAATGGCAATCACTCACTTAAAGAATATGTTGATTGGAGATTATCTGATTGATGATAGAACTGCAAATGGTGCGGGTGAATTTAAGGGAGAACATATCCATTTTGGTACTGATAAATTTCCTAATTGGGATTCAATATTAAAAAAATTGTTATGAGAATAATATTCATTTCGCTTTCAGTATTATTATTTAGTTGTTCGAAAGAAGATGTAATTGCACCAAAAAAAGAATTTACTCTTTCCATCGATTCAGTATTAACTCAAACTGGAATGAAATCTTTACCATTAGATATAAATGGTTATTATCATCTTAAATTAGATGAAACAAAAAATCAAACAGTTCATAGAATTACCGGTCATATTCTTATAAATGGAAAAGAACCTACACCGGCAGAAAAAGTAGAATGGGAAAGTAATTTGTATTGGATATTACAACGAAATGATACAATCGCTACTATAACGAAAACATATATAAATTATTTTACAGGTCAATACACAATAGTTAAATTACCTCCTATGATTGCTTCCAAAGATGAATTAGTACCAACTATAAATGGAAGTTCTTATAGCGGAACTAATGGTGAATTTAACACAATGATTGCTCCTATTTATAGAATGAAAGGTGATACTATGATTGTAAAAGCGAGCAATTATACATCTAAATTATTTGCTATTAAAAAAATTGTATTAGAATAATGAGAAATAAAGTTCAGATAGAATTAACTCCTATTACCGAAGAACATTTAGTTAAATTTGGATTTGAAAAAATAGATGATGAAAGAGGAGAAGAAGGCGTTTATGCGTGGATGTTAAAATTGCCAAAAGAAAATCCAGATCCTAATTGTATGTACTTAATTAGTTCATATAATGTTGAATCGGAAGATATAGGATTGGATAAAGGAGAATATGTAGTAGAATTATTCGATAGTGGTGGTTTGGGCATTTGTACATTTGTAGAAGAATTAGATATGCTATATTTTGTTTTAACAAAAGAAAGTTTAATGTAATGAATATTGAATTAAAATCAAAAATATTAAATGATAGATATACTGAATATGTGTATCAAAATTTTGATATTCAAAATACCGAAGAAACGAATGTTTCTATACCAATGAATTTAGATGGTCTTAATTCCTTTGATTGGAATATAGGAGTTATCTATGGCGGAAGTGGTAGTGGTAAGAGTAGTATTATAAATCAATTAGGGGGTGTTAGAGAGGTGATCTTTGATGAAGATAAACCTTTGATATCAAACTTTAATTGGATGGAGCCAGAAGAAGCTACGAGGGTTCTAACGGCAATCGGTCTATCATCCGTTCCTACTTGGTTAAGACCTTATAGATTACTTAGTAATGGAGAACAATATAGGGCAATGTTAGCATATTTAGTTGCTAGTGCTAATGATGGTGAAACTATTCTAATAGATGAATACACATCAGTTGTTGATAGAGATGTTGCAAAAGCAATGAGTTTTGCTTTACAAAAATACATTCGTAGAGAAAACAAAAAAATTATTTTAGCATCCTGCCACTTTGATATTATGGAGTGGTTGATGCCCGATTGGATATATTCACCAACAAAGGGAGGCGGGATTGAAAAACCCGACTATCTTCGGCAAGGGAGACCAGAAATCACTTTATCAATTAGTAGGGTTGAACCTAAAGCTTGGGACTTCTTCAAAAAGCATCACTATTTAACGGAAGAGGCAAATAAAACTTACATCTTTATTCTTTTCGAATGGAATGATAAACCGGTAGCTATAAATGTAATCGGAAGACATTTGGGAACAACAGGAGGAGTTCCTGGATATAGAGGTAGTAGAGTTGTAGTACATCCTGATTATCAAGGTATGGGTATAGGAAGTAAAATTTCAGAGTTTTGTGGAGGTATTATAAAAAGTATAGGTGGTAAATATTATACCAAAACTATAAATCCCGCATTAGGAGAATATCGTAATAATCATACTGAAAGTTGGAAACCTACACTTTTTAATGGAAAAGTTAGAATTAATAATAACGACCATTCTGAAATCTATAAAACAATAAAGCAAAGAGCTTCTTATTGCCATGAATATATCGGTAATGAGATTTATGGATATGAAGAATTGTTAAAACCAGTTGATGAATTAAGAGATGATAAAAAGGTTAGTAAAGAAACTTTGAACAAATTTTTTTCATTCTAAAAAAAATATTTGACTTTGCTTGGAAAATTGCAAAAATTTTCGTATATTTGGGGTATCATTTTAATAATTGGATCAGTAAAGCTGAAAATAAAGAAAAAATAAAACTTAAAACATAAAAGAAATGAGTAAAAACTACACAAACGAACAATTAGAACAGAATTATCAAAGATTCATTGGAATCATTAAGAAGTATGTAAAAGGCGACCGATTAGAAAAGTGTTTACATATGTATTCTATGGAGGAATTGGGTCCTTCTCTTATGTTATCACCTGCGAGTGGTAATAAAAATTTTCACAATGCTTATGAAGGTGGTTATATTGACCATATTTTTAATGTATGTAAAAATGCATTAAGAATGAAAAATACATTTGCTGAAGCAGGTTGTAAATTTGATTTTACTGAAGATGAATTATTATTTGCAGCATTACATCACGACTTAGGTAAGTTAGGAACTAAAGAAGAAATGCATTATATTCCTAATGATTCAGATTGGCATATTAAAAATAGAGGTGAATTCTATAAAAGAAATGAAGCTAACACTTATATGACTTTAACTGATAGAACTTTTTATACATTAAATCATTATGGTATTCAGTATAATGAAAAAGAATATTTTGGTATTAAACTTACTGATGGTATGTATGATGAAGATAATCAGAAATATCTTAAAACATATGTGAGTGGTGCTTCTATTAAAACACCTATGTATCATATCCTGCATTTCGCAGATTCTATGAGTTCATTTATTGAAAGACAAGAAGCAATTGGTATATAATGACAATTTGTCTATTATTACTGACATAATTTCATTATTATTCAGATGGTATAGAAATTGTAATAGTATAGTAAACTAAAACCAAAATATTATGTACACAGCTAACATTAAAAATTTATTAGACTTATTTGAAAACGATTTGCCTACTTGGAAAACTACTACTTACACATCAGCAATTACTGATTATGATGTTAAGCAGTTAGAAGATGGTAAATATCAATTAACATTAAGTGTTTTAGGTCATAATCCAAAAGATATTAAATTAGAAGCTACGGAGGATAAAATTACAATCAAAGCTAAAAAAGAAGAAGATAGTTCTCCATTGGTAGAAAACATCGATGCTTCATTTAATATTGGAAAAGATTATGATGGAACTAAAGCAGAAGCAAGATTTGATAATGGATTACTTATTATCACAATTGATAAAAAAGAAGAGCGTAAAGCTAAAATGGTTACGATAAAAGTTGGATAATTGAAATATTATTATTATCTTTATAAAGGGAAGAGTTTACATTCTTCCCTTTTTTAGTATATATTTATATAGTAAACTCATACAAAACAAATAAAAAATAAAATTATGGCAAAGTTTCAACAAAGAATCATTGATAACAATGAAGCGGTAAAACAAAGATTGCGTATCGTATTAGATATGATGAATGGTGCAAGACCAGCTAATAATATTGAAGCAATTCGATTATTAGAAGAAGTTAAAAATTTAATTGATACAAATAACGATTTAATTACTTTAGGGTAAAAATGAATTGGCTTAAAATTTTAGTAGGATTTTCAGCAATAATTATAGCAGGTTGTGCAGCTTATTTCTCCGTAACTGGTTTGGGAGTTCTATTTAGTGGAGCATCTATATCGGTTATGGTGATGGCGGCATCATTGGAATTTGCTAAGTTGGTTTCTGCTACTTATTTAAAGCAAGAATGGGATAATATTAAAGGATTTAATAAATGGTATTTAACCTCTGCAGTTGCATTATTAATGTTAATTACTTCTGCTGGTATATTTGGATACCTTTCTAATGCGTTTCAGGCACAATCATTACAATTACAACAAGTAGATAGAGAAATTTTGGTTCATCAAACAAAAATTGACCAAAATACGACTCAAATTACTCAACTTTCTACTCAAATTACCGAATTTAACACCAATCAGAGTAAAATATTAGATGGTGGTAAGGTAAATTCTCGTCTTATTCGTTCAATTGATAATAGAGATAAGCAAATTTCTAAAATTAATGATAAAATTTCTAAATTGCAAGAAGAAAATGCTTCTGAAACTGAAAAAATCAACCAAATTAAGATTGCAAACTTAGGATTAGAGAAAGAAGTTGGTGGATTTCGTTTTGTTGCCGAAGCGTTTGGTATGGAATTGAAAAATGTTGTAAAATTCTTCATATTTTTGATTGTAATAGTGTTTGACCCATTAGCAGTTGCGTTAATTATCGCATTTAATGGGTTAATCGGTGTAAAAAAGAAAAATAGAGAAGAACTTTTATCGGAAATGACTGAAAATAACCAAAAAATGGGATTATATGAGGTATATGGTGATAATGATGTAAAAGAATGGAAAGAATATTTTGATAAATTAGAAAAAAATCAACAAAATATTGAAAATGGTGAAAAAATCATACAAAGTGAAGAGGATGCAAAAATATTTACAGAAAATTTAAATAATCCACCTCAACCCGTAGATGCTTTGATTGAAGCAAAAGAGAAATATGAAGAAGATTTAAAAAAAAAGTCTTTGAAGATATAGATTTAGATAGTTTACAAAGAGATTTTTCAACAAGAGGTATAGATTATGATGGAGATGGTTCTATCGATGGTTATGATACCGATGGTGATGGTTTAATCAACAAAATGACCGCACATCCCAATAGAGCGTTGGTTATACAAAATTCAGTTCCATATTACGCTAAAGATAATTTTGATTGGAGTGATAAATCTAAATGGATAAACGACCAAAATGCGGTTAATTATTGGATAACTTACAAAAAATCCAAATAATAGTTTGAAAATTAAAATTTATTTATTACATTTGTATAAATGTAGAATATTATGAAAATCAAAAAAATAGAATCAACAACTTTTACAAAAGAACAAGAAGAAGTTTTAAGAAAACAATTATCATCATATTGTAAAAGAAATAATGCATATGCAGTATCTACACAAAGTATAGATTCTCCATTAAGAGCATTTTATATTAATTCAGAAACACCTATTTTATTAATTAATCCTGTTATATCTGGATATGCAGGTGATACAATTCTTTCACAAGAAGTTTCTGAATTTGATAATGCTAGAAAATTTCGTTACATAAATAGGGCAACAAAATTACAAGTTCAATCGGATAATTTAGGAGTAGTTGTTTTTGAAGGAAATAATGAAACTAATAAAGATGGATTAGATGAATGTATCTATGCACAACAAATGATTGATTTGTTAGATGGTATAACAATTGCTGATAAAAACATAAACAAACCTATTCAGAGAGAAGTTAAGTACGATAGAAATCAAATGGTTATGGCTAAATCACCTGAAGGTATGATTGAACAAATAAAATATAAACA